ATTTTTTGACATTACATTTGTACTATCAAAAATAGTAAATGGATTAGAAACTCTTAATCTTCCAAATGCATCATAAGCATTTGATCCATTTCCACCACCAATAACCGTTGGTTCTACATTAACATTATTACAACTCATATTACCTCGAAATATACCAAGAAAGTCTTTCGACTTCCTGTTTTAATTCTTCTTGAAAGCTTGTATTTAATTGATCTTGAACTGTACGAATAGCTTGAGCTATCTGTCTTTGGTTTTCTTGTCTATATTCAGGAGTAGGCTCAGGAATACCTGCATTAATCTTAGCCATGTAATGCTGCTCCTCTTTCTTTTGAGGAGAAGCCTGAAGAAGTAGCTACTTGTCCTCTATTTCTGTCCGGTATACTTCTATCTTGACCACCTTGAGCATTTTGAATCATTCTCATTTGCTCCATACGTTGTTGATCTGCGATTGCATTTTGCATTTGACGCTGTAAAGTCTCAGCAGTTTTTTGTTCTCGTTTAGCAGCTAAGTAATCTGACATTGTTTTAGATCTTCCAAATAAACTTGATTGTGCTGTTGTGTTTAAATTTTGTAATGCATTAATTGGGTTTACGTTTTCCGGTAAAAAAGATGCGAGACCAACATAAGGGTTTACAATACCCTTTAATACATTTCCTTTTAAACCCTTTAATCCTATTTTTTTTAATGCATAATTTTTTAATCTATCTTGTATAATATTGCCTGCTATCTCTTTTATAGGTGGTAAGTTTATTCCACCTTCAGGTAATAAATTTAAATCTTGATTTACCATCGGTTGGTCTATAGTCGAAAAAGAAGGTACATAACCCTCGAACCCAGGTTGTGCTTGTATCGCAGCTATACCGGTTGGGTCTTGTGCCATAGCAACATTATTAGCGTAATCTCTTAAAAATATTTCGTCCATTATCCTCTCATACCATCAGGTTGCACATCAGCTCTAAACGTACCAAATCTCCAGTTTTGATCTGTAGAGGTATTTGCAATTTTTAAACTAGCAAACCTAGACCTAGCACGGGTATCTATTTTATCAGTTGAGCTATTTACTGTAAAGGGTCCAAGAGGTGAAGATACTGCTCCATCTGCTGGATAGTCTCTTAGATTTATTGTTATTTGAGCATCACCCGTTAATAATTTAAAGTCCGGTACAAATCTTTTCATACTGATAAAGACCTCTCCTTCACCTAAATTAAAATCACCAGATTGAATAAATGCGGGTATTGCTGTTTTAACTCCCGTTGCACTAACTTCATTATTACCAACTTCATGAGCATAATAAGTAGATGCCCCGTTAACATTAGTTACGCCTTGTATAGTTGGATAAGTTGGAATTCCTGTTGCATTAAATTTAGTAGCATATGGGTTATCATACAATGTAGCATCTGCCCACGAAGTTCTATCCATAGAACCTGTAGTCCAAACATTTTCTTCGTAATTATAAGATACCACTCTATCAACTTTTTCTGAACCTGATTTAGGGTAGAACCAATTAATCTCACTATATAAATGATTTAAACCTGCATAAACAACCTCTCCAGAATTATAATTAATACCAAGATTGCTACCTTTATTAGTAAATACAAAATCTTCAACTAAACAAGGAACAGCTTTTACAGTTCCATCAAAAACAAAGAAACCACCTGCTTGACCCATCCACCATACAGCACCATTAACATATTTAATTGCATGTTGACCGATCGCTCCACAGTTACTACCTACTTGTCTAATAGAAAAAGTAAATGGTGGACCAACAAACTGCATAACATAGGCAGAAGTATCTGTTAATATTAAAATGTAATCTTTAGCTTTTGCTGCACCTATTATCTTAACACCAGAGTCTAGTCTAAAAGTACCTGCAGTATTAATTGATGTTGGTGTGTAATCTGAAATATCTTCTTGATCAGAAAATCTTATAAACATTTTATCTTGTTTAGATGGATTACCAATTATAGTTTCAGTTCCAAGTACAATTAAATGTCTATCTCTTTCAGACACAATAGACATAACTGATTTTGTTGGTGCACCGCTTACAATAGTGGCTCTTGTTGTTAAAGCATTAGGATCTAAATTAATAGGACTCCATTGAAATGTTTTACCGTTTTTAACAGTTGCAATAAGTATTTGACCAAAATGATCTAAAGACCAAGATCCAGGATCTAATACAACTGTAGAAGTAGTTGATGCAGAACCCCAAGTTCCTCTTGACCAGGAGCCAGTTCCCCAACCGTATCCATAAGTTTGTGATAGTGGGCCAACAGTTGCGTAAGGATTTATATCAGCAGAGCCACTTGCAGATGTTGTTGCAGTTGCAGCAGCAGCCATAGTAATTGTAAAAGTGTTTGCATCGGGTGCTGTCACTACCTGAAAAGTGTTTGTTTCAAAATCAGCAGCCACATACCCTGCACCTGAAGGTGGTGTTACATTTGTAAAAGTAAATAAATCTCCTGCACTCAAACCATGAGATGTATAGTTTACGGTGACCGTTGCTGATGTATCTGTAGTATCAAATGTTGCTCCAATAAGTGCTGTATCAAGAGGAGTGATATCATAAAAAGCACCTTCGTAATAAATAAATAATCCTTTGTTAGTACCTAGAGCTACATACCTTCTACCATCTAAATCTGCCCATACTAATTGTTCTCGTACAGCTCCGACTAAAGTAGAACCAGTTATCTGTTCCCACCCACCAATCTTTTCTGGTAAACCATATCGAAATCTTACAAAGTCACCATCTGTCCATTGCCCTTCGGCCCCTGTTTCTGTGACTTGTTTGTTAAATCCTGGTCTTATCTGTACATTTGTTAAAGGCATACGGTATTATACCTTATTTATATTAGTAGTTAAAGTTACCTAGCTATTCTGTTTTTATAGGTTTATCTGGATCGGTTAAAGGGTATTTAGTTCCATCTCCATATTTTTTATGTGCCTCAATTATAAAATACATCCAATGATTATAGTAATCATAAGTACCTTGATGATTAAATTGCACAAATCCTTTAAATAAAATTCTAAGTCTTTCTTTCCAAGAATATTTAATTTTTAAACCTTTATAAGCATGTTCAAATTTCATATATTTAATCTTTAGGTTTTTTAAAAACCCAATGATCGGGTCTTTTATCTAGTTTATAATCTACATTAGGTCCGTTTTGATCTACATAATGTATAAATACTTGAGAACTAAAATCTCCATCAAATTCATTTCTGTAATGAGAAACTGCCTGTCCCAAATAAACAACTGCTTGCCCAGGTGTTAAAATAAGTTCTTCTTTATCCATTATTATTGGCCATGGTTTATCTCCACCTAAATTTATAGTTACACTAATTTCACAAGAAGGTCTATCGCTGTGCAAAGGTAATGTGGCTTTATTTGTATAGAGTCTCCAAAAAGAATAAGTAGGAAATAATTTTTTATTTACAATTTTTTCTACAAAAGTAGTTTTTCTTTTTAATAAAGCTTCCATAAGAGGGTCAGCATAATACCAAGTATCTGCTGTAGGTATCCAGTTAGAAAATTTGTTTTTATTTTGCATGTGTTTCATTATTGTATATTCAGATAATAAAAAAAGTTCATCTTCTGTTAAGAAGTTATCTATAAATTTATATTTAAGTTTTTGTTTTAAATCATCCATGATACTATTGAATATCTCACTCCTTTTGTAACAGGTTCTACCGCATGAGGGTATAAAAAATTACTTGGAAAAATTATTAAACGACCAGCTTTCTTTTTAATAATCATTTTGTTCTGTTCGTTTGGAAAAAAAAAATGAACATCCCCACCTTCGTAATCATCATTAAGAAAAAAAATAAAACTTAGGGTTCTTGGTTCTGTTCTGTGGTGATCTTCATGTCTAACATAGTGCCCACCTACTTCATATTTTAAAATATTTATTTCTCTAATATGTAAATCCATGCTTGTTTTTACATTTTCACAGTAAATGTTTGCATATTTCCAAATCTTATTATCCATGTAGTTTGCCCAATGAACTTCAGTCATGCTTTGTAAATTACGGCCTAAACTCCAGAACTGTGCATTTCTCGTGTCTGTATGAACTTCACTACCACCCTCTTTAATAATAGAGGCGTTAGTAAAATGTTTATAATCTTTAATTACTTTTAAAAAAGTATTTAAATGGTTTTCGTTAAAAGTATTATCAAAAACACCTACGTAATTTTCTAATCTATTTTTTATTTCCATGATTTTTTTTTCCAAACTAAAGTCTTATATATTTCAGCAATTTTTAAAGACCAAAGTGCTAGTTTAGTATTTAACTTATCATACTTGTAATTTGTACTCATTTTCCATGTTTCTCTTTTAAAAGGTATCACTTGAACATAAGGAGTACCCATTTTTAAAATTATTTTTAAATCTTTGTTTTTTTCACCATTAAAGTGAAAAGGAAAATTTACCTGTTGAGGAAAAATATCTGTATCAACTACTCCAGGTAATATTTGAAATATATCATTAGTTTCTCTATGTAGAGGTGGTAAAAAAATGCAAGAATATCCTGGTGGTGTTTTTATTACCCAAGGATTTAATATTTTTGGAACACCTTGGTTTTGTGTTTTTTTTGAATAAAAAGTATCCTTACCACCTACTTGATCAATAGTATGTGGTTCGGCACTATTATTTAAATTATAACCTTTAGCGAAAATCCATTGATTACCCTCTAAACCAAAACTCACAGTAGTTTTTGGATTACCATCATCATCCTTTAAATTTTGTTGAATAACCATATCTTGAGGTAATCTTAATAAATAGCCTGCTGTTACAGCGTCTAGAACAGGTATACAAGCTTTAATTGTTCTGTTTCTTAAATTTTCATCGGAAGTTATAGATATTTTTTTATACCATTCAGGAATAATTGATTTAGCAGGAACAGGTTCTATTTCTTTTATTCCTTTTAAATCAGGATGTATCGAAAATTCAATATTTTTCATTAGTCATTATGGTAGCTCTAATATATTTTTTGTAGAGAAACCACTTTGACTATTAAACCATTGTTGAAAAGAGTCAACAGGAAAAGTAACTGTTGATACATCTATAGAATTTAAATTATTTAAATAATTTACCCAAACAGTATCGTTTGGATTTGCTGATAAATACTCTTCAATTTTTATTTTTTGATCTTTTATTAGATTTTCAAAATTTACTTTTTCTGCTGCTAAAATTTCTTCTGCAGAAAGATCAACAGGTCTTGAAGGTGTACCTGAACTTGTATCTTGAATTTGAATAGATCCGTTTACTAAACTTACTGATTTATTTTGTGCAGCAATATTGTTCCATTCAGAATCTGTAACTTGTTTCGCTACTGCAGATTCTCCTCCAAAAGGTAAAAACGAATCTTTTGTAGTATCATCTGATGCTAATCTAAAAATTTGTCCTTGACTTGTAAATATTGCCCATTTTGCCATAGTTAAGCTCCTGTATTATCGAAAAAAAATAATTGACCACCACCGCCAGAACCACCATTACCTGGGCTTCCTGCTCCACCAGCTCCTCTACCTGTCGCAACGTAGATATTATTAGTAGGAGTTCCTCCAGAATAAAAAGCACCAGGAGCTGATCCTGGGCTTCCACTTGGAGTGGCATCTCTAGGTGAGCCAGGCGCTCCATTACCGCCATTGATAGTAAATAAATTTGTTACAAAAGTTGATCCTCCGGGATTTCCAGGGACTCCAGTACCTCCACCGTTATTTTTTGCTCCCCCATTTCCACCACCGCCTATTCCGTATGGTTGAGAAAAAGGTGCAGTAATATTTCCTGAATAAGCTCCCATTCCACCAGATCCTCCTGGACCTCCAGGTCTTTCAATTGAAGCTCCGCCTCCGCCTCCGCCTCCGCTTAGACCGTAAGCAATATATTTTGTACCGTTAGAGGTAACAGTTCCAGATGCAGGACCATTAGCATTTACTTTATTTATAAAAGCTCCAGCACCAGCAGAGCCAGATGAAGCAGCAGTAATTCTTCCTTGTGCATCAACAGTGATTGTTGCTGAAGTATATTCAGCAGCAGAGACTGCAGTGTTAGCAAGTTTATCTGCAGTTACAGCGTCATTCGCTATCTGAGTAGTATCAACTTCATTTGCATCAATAGCACCGTTATCTATAATTGTATTTCCGTCTGAAATAATACCCATAAATTTCTCCTAAATTTTTTCTAGTTTTAATCTAAATTTTTCATTAGATTTATTATTGATTAAGTATATATCGTCCGAACCTTCCTGTAAAGTCCAGCTCCCTTTTGTTCCATCCACTATATTACCCTCAGTTTTATGCTCATTATTTAAATGCAAGTCTCCTGTATAAATGTTTTGCCACACATTTCCTAAAGCCCCTAAATCGTACGTGTCATTTGCACCAGGTAGTATGTTCCCTGTAGCTGTAATTTCACCAGTTGCGATAGCTCCTAAATTTGCAGTAACATCTATAATATCTGTACCATTACTATAAACTATTTTGATTCCTTTATTAGTAGTAGAAAAAGTAGGTCCTGTACCACTAGCAGTTTTAAATTCTACGGTAAAAGCACCTGTAGTATTGTTATAAACTATATAAGATTTTTCTATACCATCAGGAACTGTAACAACTTGATTTCCAGTAATTGTCCCCGATAATTCAATAATTAAATTTCTTGCATCAGAAGATGTGGTAGATCCATCAGCAATTAATAAAGCAGTAGTTTGAGCTCCACCTGCAATAGATTTATTTACGTAACCTTGAATCTGTTCTACAATTTCTAAATTAGTATTTGTTTTAGTTCCCCAAGTGCCAGCATTAGCGCCAGTAACCATAAGTTCAATACCAAGATTAGTGTATGATGATGTCATAATGTTATTATATCCTCTCTAAGCTGCTAGATCAACCTCAGTCCAAACGTTAGATACACCTGGGTCTATTTCCGCCCAAGCTGTAATATTAGGATTTCCTGTATTTGTTTGTAACTGAATTCCAGTAACGTTTACATTTGCATTTGCTGTTACTGTAACAGATCCTATAGAAGTGGACATTTGAACACCCGTCACATTGTATCGAGTCTCTTGTGTTGCGGTTCCAATAGAACTTGTTAATTGAATTCCTGTTAAAGAAACATTAGCATCTGCTGTGGGAACTTCTTCTCCCATAGACATTGTTAATTGTTGACCGGTAACTTCAACAGTATGATCTGTAAATGCAGATTCTTCACCCATCGACATTGTCATTTCTGTTCCAGTAACAGAAACATTTGCTGTACCAGTAATACTTACATCTCCAACAGAAGTATTCATTGTATGTTCAGTAACAACTACTGAAACATTACCATCAGCTGTAACTGAAAAAGTTCCAAGAGTAGATTGAAGTAAGAAACTTGGAAGTTGTCCTGCACCTGTTGTTGCTTCAATTGTAACACTTGGTATAAAGAAAGTGCTAGGACTTAATGTTGCAAAAGGAGCTTCTCCAAAAGCAGTTAACGTATCTTGTGTAGAAGTTTTGTTTGTTATAGATAACTGAATACCTGTTACAGGCACACCTACATTTATGTCTTCTTCACCTATAAAAGTTTGTAAAGAGACACCAGTCGTAGAAGCAATAGCTGAACTTCCTGCTATAACACCGCCATTTGTAATTGTTGCTTGAATGCCTGTTACCGGTACATTAGCTGTACCTGTATTAGACTCTTCTCCCATAGATGATGTAAGAACAGTTCCTAAAGGATAAGCAATTACATCATTTGCTTCAGATGAAAAAGCCGCTTCAGAATATGCGGTAATACCTAGAGCCATACGTTAGGCTCCTTTTTTTTCTACATTTTTATTTTGTTCTTGTGAATATTTTTTATCAAAAGTAGAAAGCATTACATTTCCTCTAGTTTAAATCTGTATTTCTTTCCAGACTTATTATTTAAAATATATAAATCTTCTGCTCCCTCTTGAATAGTCCAATTACCTTTAGTGCCATCAACAGAATTACCTTCTTCTTTAGCTTCGTTAGATAAATGTAAGTCTCCAGTGTATACGTTTCTCCAGACATTTCCTAATGCACCTAGATCGTAAAGGTCGTTTGCTCCAGGAACTACTGCACCTGTTACTGTTAAAGTAGAACCATCAAAAGTTAAATTTGCTTCTGCATTCATGGCATCTGTGCCCGTTGCAGTGATAACTCTATTATTAGAACCATTAGACATGAAATCGGATACATCAACAGAAATTGAATCTGCAGCTACATCAATACCTGTTCCTGCACCAACGTCTAAATTTATAGTTCCTGAAGTAGTAACTGTTCCGCCACCAGTTAAACCAGATCCAGCAGTTACTCCTACGGAAGTTACCGTTCCTGTATTTGTAGTAAATCCAGAATCATTATTAAATCCTGAAATAGCTATATTGCCTTTTGTAAGTTTTTTCTGTGCACCTACTGAATCTACAACTGCAAAAAAATCACCATCAGCGTCTGCTGTTGAAGTTGTTAATTCATTTAAATCTAAATCTAAAGTTACATCACCTGATGAACCACCACCTGATAAACCAGTTCCTGCTGTAACTCCTGTAATATCTCCAGTAGTTGGAGTTTGATATTCTAGAGCAGTTCCAGCTCCATTAACTGCAAGAACTTGGTTTGCACTTCCAATTGTAGTTAATCCAGTTCCACCTTTTGTTGTTGGAACCGTAGGTAATCTGTCTGATGCTAAAGTCCCTGAAGCAATGTTAGTTGCATTCAAAGAGGTTAAATTAGCTCCGCTAGCTGCAGGCAGTGTTGCTGGAAATCTTGCGTCTGGTAATGTTCCACTAGCTAAATCATCTGCATCTAAGTTTGTTAAATTAGCTCCACTAATCGCTGGAAGCGTAGCAGGGAATCTTGCATCTGGTACTGTACCAGAAGTTAAATTATCTGCGTTTAAATTCGTTAGGTCTATAGTTTGGTATTCTAAAGCTGTTGCACCACCATTAACAGCTAAAACTTGATTAGCTGTTCCAATGGCAGTTAAACCAGTACCACCTTTAGTCGTTGGAACCGTAGGTAATCTATCAGAAGCTAAAGTTCCTGAAGCAACATTTGAAGCATTTAAATTTGTTAAGTTAGATCCATTGTTTGCAACAATGTTATCACTTGAATCAAGGATAACGGCTTTGGATGCAGGTAATGTACAGAAAACATTTTTTGTTCCTGCAGAAAAGTTTACTGCAGCATCACTGTTTGATGATGATAAAATTGTATCTCTAGATAAAGTATCGGTTGCAGCATCTGTAACTGTACCAAGGCCAACTTCAAACTCACCATTTTCGTTTACAATAGAATAGTAAGTTGTGTTTCCATTACCTATTGCAGTTACAAAAGATTCAAATCCCGAAACTGCACCACCTAGATCAAAGGTACCTGTACCAGTAGTAGTAGAGGTTTCTTTTACCCTATCATTTACCACCAAAGCCATTTTAACTCCTTTTTAATTAAGCGATTCTTAAAATTGCAGCAGAGGTTGTGAATGCAGGAAACTGGATTGTAAATGTTCCAGATGTTGCAGTCTTGTCTCCACCAAAATCTAATACAGCAACTGCTTCAGTAGTACCTGTACCACCATCCGTTGTTGTGTTGTAAATTAAAGCACCTCTAGCTGTTAGTGTAACTCCAGTGAAAGATAAATCAGCAAAGTTAGTTATTGCTACTCCTGATGAAACTTTTACACCGCTGTTTACTAAAGCTTTACCACCTGCAGTATATCCTGCTGGTGAAGTTACTTCTCCAGATGATGAATAGTTAGTAGTCGATGCTCCTAATGTAGCAGTAGAAACATACATTGCTAATTTGAATGTATCTCCACCTGCGTTATCAAAATCATGCTCACCACCCATCAATTGCTTTTTAAATGAATTGCAAATTGCATTAGTTGTGATTGCCATAATATATATTCTCCTATTTTAATAATGTGTTTGGCGATGGTGAAGGTATTTGTATTCTTGGTACCCCATCATCGTATTCCGCACGTCTTCGTCTCCCCATTTGTTGAAGAGCAAAATTCTGTACTTCCTCATTATACTTACTTTCATACAGCTTGTACATATCCATGGGGCCTTTTAAATATCTAAAAGCTTCTGATAGTACACCATGTAATAACATTGATTCTTGATAAGTTGAAAGAAAGGTGTTGTTTGAAGCTGTAAACTGTGGTGGATCCGTGATGTAGTTAATTTGAATTGTGTAAGCTGAATCTGGAATAGGAGCTACTAATATATTAAAATCGTCCCAATTTGCCCAGTATTTAGGCTCACCTGTAGCAGCATTATTATTATATTCAGATATAAAACTTGTATCTCTTTTTTCTAAAAAAGTTCTTGTAGAACCATTTATCATTTGAACTGATCTCATAATAGTTAAGTCAGCAGGTAAACTTACATATCTATTCCCAGAAGTAAAAGTAGATGTTGAATATTTTCTAAGATCATCATAATCAACTTTACCGGCTACGTCTAACTCTACTGATCTAATAAAGTTTTGTATAAGAGTATCACTTAAAACATTACTACTTACTTCTGTATAGTTTCTTACTTGTGTTAAAAAATCTGCGTAAGTTATAGCCATTATGAAATCTCCACTGTTACTGAATTTATATTCATTAATAATTCTCTTCTTCTATTTTGCAAAGATGGATCCGCAGGTACCATTACAGTTTGTCCTTGAGTTATATAAGCAAAGTCACCAGGTAAGGTTAAATCAGCAACACCTACCATAGTCCCACCTGAATCTGCATATACGCCATCAATGTTAGTTGGTTGTTGAAATTTTTGAGATCTACTATTTTGTAAAGCTATAGCGTCTGCAACAATTCTTTTTCTTCTTATTTGAGGATGTTTTGGTTCAAACTCAGAATAATGTACTAAAGAACCATTCCATTCTTTAACCATTTCAGTATATGGAAATGCCATACCTGATCTATCAGATATTGCTAGCGATCTTTTACCTGTTGCCCATTTAGCCATAATTATATTCCATTAGGATAAAAAGATTGTGGAGTTATATATGTAGATGTTCTTTGTCCATCTTCATCTAATGCTCTTTTTAATTCATCCTCATAAATTAACTTATTTTGTTGTACTAATCCTGGTGCTTTTTTCATTGCTAAATAATAAGCAAGTCCTGCACACATGCATGGTAAAAACCTGTATGCAACATCAGCATCATTTGTATAAGCTCCAGCGTCTTCAATTCTTTTAATTACATAAAATTTTAATGTTGTATAAGTATTTAAGTCTGGTGTTTGGTATAAATAAATTATAGGAGTAGTTTGTCTATCTACATAATATTGTGATGGTTGTCCTGTAGCTAATTTATTTGGTAAAGCAGCATAAGCGGATCTATCAATTTTAGTTAATGATACATCTTGAGTATTAATATTATTACCTGCAGCAGCTGTTGATGATACATAGGCTTCTAAGACATCATTAACATCAGAGTCTACAGTGTAATTTGCCTGACCAGAAACTAAAGCTATTTCATTCAATTCTGTTTTCCATAAATGAATACCTCTATTACCCCATTCAGCAAACAATAAGTCTAGACTACGTCTAGCTGAACGCATGTCATATCCAGAATTACTTACAAGGCCACATCTTTCATAGCCTTCCGTAATTACGTCATCAATGTTTAAATTAAAAGATGTAGTTCCTGATGTTGCCATTAATTCAATCCTCTTTTAGAATGTTTTCTTTGAATCATTGCTTTTGCTTTGCTATTAATATTTTTTAAATAAGCATATGAGGCACGTCTTAAACCTCTTCCTACTTTTGTCATATCTCTTCTTCCAGATGATCTTGCTTCTTTTATTAAAAACTGTGACATGTCCATAAGCTTTTCTCCTTTAACTCTAGAGGTATCTAATTTTTGTAAGCCTCTCATAAACTTTGTATCTTTCTCAGCTTCTTTAATAGCTTTTGGTTTATTTCTGTCAGCTATACTTTTTTTATAAGCTTCTGCAGTCTTCTGCATTGTTGTTTTTCTTGCAGCCTGGTAGGGTTTTGATTTAACTAACTCTCTCATACCTTTTACTAAGAGACCGCCTAATAATTTTTTTTCAACATCTTTTATCTTACCTTTGTTAAGAGAAGCATAGAATACGTTCTCTCCTTTTTTAGAGCCATATTGCTCTTTCATGGATTTCATTATTTTTTTACCACGCTTGTTCAACGGCATTGTAACTTCTCCTTTTGACGGTTGTATAGCTTCTTGGATTGTACCACTTTTTGTCTAAACTTTGAAGACCTTAGGTTTTTAGCTATTTGATTTCTTTTTTTTGTGGGCACTGTCTTTCATTAAC